CGCCCATGTTCGCGCGTCGTGTGCGTACGTGCGTGTTCGCGCGTCGTGCGCCCATACTCGTGCGCGCGTACGCGTGAGAATATACACCCCCAAAGAGCGCGTTTCGCGCTCTTTGTTAATGGGACCCGGAACGCTAGCATATAGTCTCTGGATTTTAATATTGTCAATGAATGTCTATTGACACTCCATCTTTCCCCATGTTTTTCTTTCATATGACTCTTACCACGGAACGCCAAACGTATCTCCTTCGCCTCAGGCGACAAGGAAAGTCTCTCACGGAGATAGCAAATATGCTTGATATTTCTACCTCTTCTGTTAGTTCTTCGTTGAAGGGCGCGTATTCCAAGTTACATATGGAACACGAAGCGATCGAGGCCCGTGATTTGGAACTTGCCAGATTGGATGAGGTTCAATCATCCTTCTATGAAACGGCAATTGAGGGGGACCCCAAGGCGGCAGAGGTGGTTTTCAAGTCGATGGACCGCCGCGCCAAACTCCTAGGACTCGACGCTCCTGAGAAAAAACAGATTGAGACAGCATTTACGATTGGCTGGCTGGAAGATGACCACACTACAATCGATGGAGAATCTACACCCGTTAGTAGCGAGGTCGGCGGGGATACTGAGCCTAGCGGTAGTTCGCAGGAAGATACAAAAAAGCGAATTGCTGAGGGTGCGGCAAAGGCTGTCGCAAGCAATTTTGATGATTGACAATCTACTAAAAGAGCTGTAAGGAGCACTACAATGGCGAAGAAAGCAGTTAAGGCGAAGAAAGCAGTTAAGGCGAAGAAAGCCCAGACCGAGACTCCTAAGGAGGCGGTGGTCGTGAAGCCCGAACTCACGGTAGGTTCCGGGGTACGTCGACTAGGCGGGAAACTAGTCACAGGGTAATGCGAACGGTCCTAAATGAAAAAGATAACTATACCTTATAGACCAAGACCAATCCAGAAGGACCTACATACCAATATGGCAAGGTTCTCAGTGGTGGTCTGTCATCGCAGGTTCGGTAAGACAGTGATGGCCGTAAATAAGCTGGTCAAGGACCTGATCAACGCTAAACAAAAAGGACTAGCACGCGCCCGCGCCGTGTATGTGGCCCCCTTATTTAGGCAAGCCAAGCAGATTGCATGGGACTACGCCAAATTCTACTGTGAGAAATTACCAGGGTATAAAGCTAATGAATCTGAGCTTAGAATTGACTTTTTGGACGATTGCCGCTTGTTTCTTATCGGAGCTGATAACCCTGATTCTATTCGGGGTATTTATGCAGATTCCGTTGTACTAGACGAGTATGCGCAGATGAACCCCAAGATGTGGTCGGAAGTCCTACGTCCCGCGCTGACGGATCGCAAGGGCTCGGCCATGTTCATCGGGACCCCCAAGGGGAAAAACGTCTTCCACGACCTGTATAAGCATGGGCTGGACCCTGATAATGTGGACTGGACCAGCCATTTGTTCAAGGCCAGCGAAACTGGATACGTGGATGAGGGGGAACTTCTAGCCGCCAAGAGCGACATGACGGATGAAGAGTATGCACAGGAGTATGAGTGTTCGTGGGAAGCCGCAATCAAAGGGGCCTATTATGGCAAGCTCATGGAAATCGTCGCCAACGAGAAACGGATTAGGTCCGTCCCGTGGGAATCTACTCTCGAAGTGCACACCGCTTGGGACCTTGGCATCGATGATTCCACGGCTATTTGGTTTTATCAAACGGCTGATAGGGAAATTAGGCTTATAAATTTCTACGAATCTAGCGGCGTGGGGTTGGATCACTACGTCAAATATTTAAAGCAACAGCATTATGTATACGGGAATCATTTCCTACCCCATGATGTAAAGGTCAAGGAATTGAGTACTGGACGGTCCCGTTTGGAAATGTTGCGGGGGCTAGGTATTAATGCGAGAGTAGTGCAGAAAATTCCTGTAGACGACGGCATCAACGCCGCTCGATCGCTCCTGCCCCGGTGCTACTTCGACGCCAAGAAGTGTGAGAAGGGGATTGAGGCTATGCGCCAGTACAAGACCGACTGGGACGACAAGACGCAGACCTTTAGACAACGCCCCAAGCACGATTGGACCAGCCATGCGGCGGACGCCTTTAGGTATCTGGCAGTGTCCTTTAGAGACACGGGCAGTGGTCGTCGCCCTACCCGCACTATTTCTGAATACGATGTATTCGATCCCTACGAAAAAGGACCCCGGCAGACCATAGCGGAGGGGACGAATTGGTAATTCGGGCCATGGTGCCCGGAGACGAATCCGCTCTGATCGATATGGGCCACAGGATGTGGGAAGAATCGGACAGATTCAACCGCCACCCCCTGAATATTGATAAGCTCAAGCAGTTGGCCAATTGGGTACATACAGTCCCTATGGTGGAGTGTTTTGTGGCTGAGAAGGACGGCACCATTATAGCAATATGGGTGGGGGCCATAAATCCCTTATGGTACTCCGATGACACCACTGTAACAGACATAGTGTTCTACGTCGATAAGCAACACCGTGGGGGTTCGTCGGCATGGAGATTGATGATCGCCGCAGGCACTTGGGCGAAGGCTATGGGGGCCACGGAAATTAGTATTGGGCTCAGTTCCGGGATTGACACTGAGAAGGTCACGTGTTTTTTTGAAAAAATGGGATACTCGCATGGTGCGAGTGTCATGACAAAGGAGATGGGTTAATGTGTTTTGGCGGTTCATCACCAGCACCACCACCACCTCCTCCTCCTCCTCCCCCAACGACCAACGATGCAGAGGTCAAGGCGGCGGCTGAGGCTGAGAGGAAGCGACGTGTCGCGGCAGCGGGGCGTAGCTCGACCATCTTGACTGGAGGCGCAGGAGTAGTTGAGAGTCAATCAACCAAGAAAAAGACTCTGGGCGGCGGAAGCTAAGACGTCTAATGTCTTTGAAAAAGGGGACCTCTCGGAAGGCTGTACGCCGTAACGTACGAACTCTGCTAACCGAGGGGTTCTCCCAGAAGCAAGCGACTGCTATAGCTCTACGTAAGGCGAGGAAAGCACGTGGCACTAAAAAGACGGGGTGAATTATGCCATTAGACCCTAAAGAAGCTTCAGCGAGATTTAGGTCCCTCAAATCGATGAGGGACAACTGGGAGAATCACTGGCAGGAAGTTTCGGAGCTAGTGTTGCCCCGAAGGTCCGACTTTGTGGGTCCGCGAGAATCCGGCGACAAGCGGGGGTTAAAAGCCGTTGATTCCACGGGCATTATCGCCAACGAACTTCTAGCGGCGGGACTACAGGGGATGCTGACCAATCCGGCGTCGATGTGGTTCACGCTCAAGGTCGATGACGAGTTGATGGGGCAAGAGGGGGTCAAGGCGTGGCTAGAGGCTGTGGAGAAGGTCATCTTCAACGAGTTTAACGCTTCCCCGTCCGGTTTCACGTCCCATATGCACGAACTTTACCTTGACCTCACGGCGTTTGGGACGTCGGTCATGTTCATCAGTGAAAACGAGGAAGAGGAGCTTGTATTCTCGACCCGTCACCTCAAGGAGTGCTACCTTGCGGAAGATGCGTGGGGCAAGATCGACACCGTGTACCGGAAGTTCGACTATACGGTACGCCAGATCATGCAACGCTGGCCCAAGAATCCGGGTAGGGAAGTCCAGAAACTGTGGGACAAGAAAAAGTATGACGAGAAACTAGAGGTCATGCATTGTGTCTATCCCCGCCGGGACCGTGACCCGAAGATGAAGACCCCAGAGCATATGCCCATCGCGTCATGCTACATGTTGTTCAAGTTCGAACACACGCTGGCCGAGGGCGGATTTGAAGAAATGCCATATGTCGCCCCGCGCTGGATCAAAGCCGCAGGAGAAACATATGGTCGCGGACCGGGGATGAATACCCTCCCCGATGTGAAAATGTTGCAGCAGATGGCGAAAACCATCATCAAGGCCGCGCAGAAAGTTGTCGATCCCCCGCTCCAAGCAGAAGATGATAGCGTACTGGGTCCCGTTCGCACGGTCCCCGGTGGTCTTAATTTCCGGCGTCCCGGATCAGACCCTATTGCCCCCCTAATCACTGGCGCGAGAATTGATATCGGGTTGGATATGACGAGGGATTTGCGGGAACGTATACGCGAGGGGTTCTTTATCGATCAGCTACAATTGAACCAAGGCCCTCAGATGACGGCCACGGAAGTATTGCAACGCACGGAAGAAAAGTTAAGATTGCTGGGACCGGTGCTTGGTAGACTCCAATCAGAAATGCTCAGCCCATTGATCAACAGGGTATTCGGTATCCTATCTCGATTGAACAAACTCCCCCCTCCCCCGGAGTCGATCGAAGGTGTCGAATATTCTGTTGAATATGTATCCCCACTTGCCAGAGCGCAAAGGCAGGTCGAGGCCAATAGTCTGTTGAGAGTGTTCGAAATCGGTGGTCCAGTGTTACAAATCGACCCCGAAGCGGCGAGAGTGGTAAACGGTGCAGACANCCTCCGTTGGTTGGCCAATTTGTTTGGCGTTCCGTCCTCGCTCGTCAAGACCGAAGAAGAACTTGAGCAAATANTGGAAGCTGAACGACAAGCCCTGCAACAAGCCCAGCAGATGGCCATGTTAGAACAAATGGCTGGTGCCGCTGATAAAGCAGGTGGCGCGATACAGAAAGCTGGCCCAGCAGTGGAGAAATTAATTGGCGGCGGACAAACAGAAGAAACTACAAACTAAGACCGATTACGAAATAACGTTCGGCACACCCGAAGGGAAAAGGGTTCTAAACGATATACTTAAGAATACCCATTGTTTAGAACCGTCTTTTGATGCCGACCCGTATGTAACGGCCTTCAATGAGGGGGCAAGGAATGAGGCACTACGTATCCTCACCATCCTCCAGTATAAACCCCAACATTTTGTGCGGATAGTAGCACAGGAGGAAGAAGAAGATGGCTGAAGAAGAAGTAGTAGTCGAAGAAGCCCCGGCAGTCGTTCAAGTTGACACAGGTGACGATTGGAAACAGGCTCTCCCCGAAGATATCCGGGATGACGCCAACTTTTCGAAGTACACGTCGATGGAAAGTTTCGCCAAAGGGCATTTGAATGCTGTGTCCATGTTGGGCAAGGAGGTCGAACTCAAGTTGCCGGATAACGACGACGAGCGAAACGACTTCTATAACAAGCTTGGTCGACCCGAAGAGCCAGCGGGGTATGAATTCAAAGCCCAAGAGGGCGTCCCGGAAGAGTTGGCTACCTACGTTGAGGGTCGGATTGAGGATTTCCGCCAAGCCGCTCATAAGATGGGGTTGTCCTCTTCCCAAGCCTCTGCACTCCACGACTGGTATATGGAGGGCAATAAGGAAAGTTCCATAGCTATTGGCGAAACAGTTGCCGCCACTAGAAAGGAGGGCTGGGATTCTCTTCAAAAGGAGTGGGGTGAGGGGTATGACCGCCACATGACCGCCGCGAAGAATGCCCTTGCCGAATTTGGTGACGAGGGGTTGGTCACATATCTTGAGGAGACAGGATTGGGCGATCACCCCGGTTTGATCAAGGCGTTTGCAAACGCGGGGTTGGCCATTAAGGGCGACACGGTGTTGGAGGACGGCGACAGCGGGGACACCCCAGCCGCACTCGATGGGCAAATCAAGGAAATCATGGCGAGGAACGAGTACTGGGACGCTGACAGCCCCGAAAGACCTGCTCTGGTTCGCAAGGTTTCTGATCTTATGAAGAGGATGCACCCGAACCAGCACCCTCAGGCTTGACAGCCTGACCTCTTCTAGTATATACTTTTCGTGATAGGCGTTATTCTAGATACCGGGGTTCCCGCCTAGGTAGCGTAGCACCAATCGAGAGGCCGGGACTTCCCGATACCCTCAAAGAGCGGTTCACCCTGAACCTAACTTTTAACGAGGTGTAGGCTATGAGCCTTCAAATCACTACCGCATTCGTGGAGCAGTACTCTGCCAATGTACAACACCTCGCTCAGCAGAAGGGTTCCCGTCTGCGTTCAGCCGTCATGACAGAAACAGTCGTCGGTAAGAATGCTTTCTTTGAACAGATCGGAGCTACGTCTGCGCGAGTGAGAACTTCGCGTCACTCCGACACCCCCCGTGTGGATACCCCACATGCGAGGCGTCGGCTTTCCCTTGTCGATTACGACTGGGCGGACCTCATTGATAATGAGGATCGCGTCCGAATGTTGATCGATCCAACCTCACCCTATTCGCAAGCCGCCGCGAATGCTATGGGTCGTGCTATGGATGATGCTATCATCGATGCCGCCGATGGCACCGCGAACACTGGCGTTGCTGGTGCAACCTCCACGAGCCTTCCTGCCGCGCAGGTAGTTAACGTTCAAGTTGGTATCGACCCTGCTGCTGATACTGGCCTCAACGTCGGCAAATTGCGCGGTGCTAAGGAAATCCTCGACCAAGCTGAAATCGAAGACGAAGATCGTTTCATCGCTCTCAATGCCAAACAGCTTAAAAACCTGTTGGCCGAGACTGAAATTACGTCGTCCGATTACAACATCGTCAAGGCTCTTGTTCACGGCGAGGTCGATACGTTCCTCGGATTTTCGTTTATCCGTACGCAACGTATTGAAAACGACGACAACTCCGATAATAAGGTGTTGTTCTGGAACAAGAAGGGCATCATGCTGGGTATCGGTTCAAATCCGACCGCGAAGATTTCTGAGCGGGACGACAAGAACT